AACCGACGGAGCTACCGCGAACGTTCATCAGATGCGCAAATATCTTACAGTCGATCCGGCGATCAGTGACGCAGATCAAGCATGCAATTCCGCGTTAGTGATGACCGGCGTCGATCACATCAACCGTAAATGGATCCTAGATATATACGCGAAGCGAATTCAGCCTTTTGAGCTGATGGACCAGATCTTCAAGATGTCCTCCACTTGGGAGCCCGAGGTGGTCGGCATTGAGAGCGTGGCTTTCCAGAAGGTCCTAAAGTTCTGGTTAGCACAGGAGATGGAACGCCGTAATCGGTTCATCAACGTACAAGAGCTCAAGACCGACACACATCAGAAGAAGACTAGCCGCATTCGCGGACTTCAACCGTATTTCGAGGGCGGCGAAATATATAGCTTGCCGGCTTCTGCAAGCTCTGGATTTCGCCAATTCCATGAAGAATACGACGCCTTTCCCGTTGGGGCTCTTATTGATGTCATGGATGCCCTCGCATATGCTCCGCAACTCTGGGGAGCTGCGGAAGATCCAAATGCGTTGCCTGACGAAGAACTGGAGGAAATCGAGACTCGCGTGGAACTCACTGGTCGTTCTATGTATACTGGTTACTAGGCCGGGGTGGGGCGGGGAGGCGGGGCTCATGGCCGCACAAGTTCTATGTCTCAAGACTATCGGTGATACAGTCGCCACGTCTCCGACGTCTGCTGCAAACATGGGTGGCGCCATTGATTCCACCTTGGAGCCCGTAGGGCCGATCTTCCTCGACCACGATACTACCATCGGTGAAGGCGAGACGAACGTAAACGTGCTGGCTCAAACAGAAGACCTCGAACTACTAACGCATACCGGCGTCGATCTTAACGTCCGTGCTAATACGGTAGTGGTCGCAGTTAGTCATGGCATCACCGATAGTTTAGATCTCAGCCTGGTCCTGCCGATCGTCCAAGAGCATATTGACGTTAGGACCAGTGGTGCCTTCGTGGGTCATACAGCCATATCCTTCTCGGGTCCTAGCGATTTGGCGATCCGACTCAAGTACCACCTGCTTCCCTGGCTCTCGACGCTCCTAAAGGCCTCGTTTCCTACCGGCAATCCCGATAAAGGTCTCGGAGCTGGCGATTACTTCCTCAGCCCCGGCCTAGCGGCCAGCAGAATTGTAGGCCCGGTTCTAATCAACGCGCTAGTTAACTACAACGTCGATCTATCGTTCCCTAATAAGTCTTCACTCAGCTACGGAGCCGGTGTTGCGACTCTACTGTACTGGCCGTGGCTTGGCGGAGCCATCGAGTTTCTAGGTGAATCGGGCTCCGGCGCCGAAGATCCTCTGATCCTCTTCGGAACCGACTACAGTCAGCAGCACACGTTCGCACTGGCCTTCGGCCTTCGTGCTGTGCTACCACACGGCTTCATGGCGTTCGTAGCGGGGACATATGCGCTTAACCGTGGCGGCCTGCGTGCTCATGGCGTGTTCCCTACTGTCGGCGTCGGAGGCAACTTCTAAATGCCTCCAGCTACCTCTCAAGCTTGCCAAGAAGTGCAAGGGACCTATTGGCCCGGAGGGCCCAACTGGGAATGTGGGACCGGCTGGTCCAACGGGCCCGCCAGGAGCTCAAGGACCTATGGGTCTTCCTGGAGCCCAAGGGACCGCTGGACCTCCTGGCCCTCTTGGCAATACTGGTCCTGGGGGGAATCCTGGCCCTATTGGTCCTACTGGAATTCCGGGGCCTACAGGTTCGATAGGTCCGACGGGCTCGATACTAGGTTCAACGATCGTCAAGACCGCTACGACAGGTGTGATCATCCGGCCTGCTGCGGGCACCGTAGTCGACTTGGCGTTAACATGCGATCCAGGGCAGGTAGTTATATCTGGGGGTGTGTCGAATACCATAACGGACCCGAGCGACGTAACGAAGGTTCATATGCTAGACTCGGGTCCGGTAGACGAGACCGGGTGGCGTATGCATTCCACGGTGATCCAACGGTTCTCTCTCAACAGTAGTCTCGAGGTAGTTCTGACCGTCCTGTGTGGGGGGTAAAGCGATGGATCTAATCCAACTCATTGTGGTTCTAGTCATCATCGGTGTGGCCCTGTGGGCTATCGAATCACTGATCCCGCTTGATCCGACAATCAAGAACATCATTCGAGTTGTCATCATATTGGTAGCCCTTCTCTGGGTTCTCACATTCTTCGGGCTACTACCCGGTCATCACGTCGTGGTATCATGACGATTCAGCGTAAATACTTCTTCGACTCCGTTAGAGGATCCTTGTTCGGCGGCTCCCTGAACCAGGGCCAGGTCGATGGGCTAAACTATATTCTCGACTACGCCGAGGGCGACGGGACGGACGACAGACACCTTGCCTATATCCTGGCCACGACGTTCCACGAAACCGCTCAAACCATGCAGCCCATCGCTGAGTACGGGAAGGGCAAGGGCAAGCCCTATGGAGTCCCCGATCCCACCACAGGCCAAACCTATTACGGTCGTGGTTTCGTTCAGCTCACGTGGAAAGACAATTACCAGAAGCAAGACAATAAGCTCGGTCTCAACGGACAACTCGTCAAAGACGCAGATCTTGCGATGGATCCAAGTATCGCCCTTCAAATCCTCTTTGGTGGAATGTACGATGGAGATTTCACTGGAGTTGGACTCCCGAAATATATCACTTGTACGGATCCATCATCGGACACGACCGACTTCTACAACGCCAGAAAGATCGTCAACGGACTAGATTGCGCGTCGATGATCCAGGGATACGCCGGTCTCTTCGCCAATGCCCTGGCCCACGCGATGACACAGGAGGTCTAGCAATGTCTAGTAAACTCGCGGAGTTCGATCGAATCTTCACGTACCACGAGCCCGACGACGCGCAGATCGCGATCTACCGAGAAATTCGCCGGAAGGCTCGTGAGCTAGCGGAATTCATCTCGGAAGCCTGTCCCGAGTCCCGCGAAAAGTCCCTTGCTTTTACCAAGATCGAGGAGGCCGTCATGTGGGCGAATGCTGCTGTCGCCCGGTATCCTGACGCCGCGTAAGCACCTACGAAATTTCATTCATCCTGAAAACTCACAGAATCTAAGATGCCCTTACAGTGGTTAAAGCAGCCCGATGGCACCTTGGTCCTTTGGGATACCGCCAAAGGCGGTACACCCTTGGCCGCCGGTCCGGCCGATAAGAAGCAAACCACCGACACGACCGATACGGCCCGGCAGTTATTCGAAGATAAAGGTGGTACTAAGCAGCCCGGTCCCTTAGATTGGCTCGCTAAGGACGACGCTCCGCAAGCACCACCCACAACTGGTGACGGCCGAGTCGACTTCAACGCGCTGATCAACGCGATTCTATCGAAGCCCGATACCCTCGAGGGCGGTCAAAGCGTTGGTACAGCCGATCAGGCTTCGCCTGCCGAGCCATCAACGGGCGAGCAAGCCGCCGAACCTAAAATGTCGGTCGGCAAGCTCAAAGGCGGCGATTACCCTGGTGCTGAAGCCTTCGTTCAGGGCCTCGTAAAGCGGGGATGGACTCCTCAGGAAGCGGCCGCCGCGGCCGGTAACGCCCACGTCGAATCCGGTTTTAAGCCAGGTGTCAAGTCCTCCGCCGCTAACGAGAAGAGCTACGGGTTCCTTCAGTGGAACAGCGAGCGGCTTCAAGGTCTGAAGAACATGGCCAAAGACAAAGGTCTTAACTGGCAAGACCCCGAAGCGCAGCTCGACTGGATTCACATGGAACGAACCGGCGAATCCGTTAAGTATGGCGGTACTGACGAGAAGGCTATGTATAAGAAAGCCCTTGCCAGTGGCGGCAGTCCCGCCGACATGGCCGCCCGATTTGGTAAGTACGTCGAACGTCCTAAGGATCTAAGTCAGTCCGTTCAGCAACGGATGAGTGCTGCTAACAGCTACCTGAAGTACGCAACGGCTTCGCCGCCATCCTCAGAGCCTCCTCTAACCCAGGTGGCCGCTAATCCGTTACAGAAGGAACAACCATTCAGCGGTCAAACGATGGACGAGGAAATGCTTAACACTATCGTCGGAGGTGCGTCATGGGCCTAGGTCTGATGAGTATGATATCCGGCATGTTCGGCGGCGCCGGTGAGATAGGAACCACGCCAATCGAGCAGGGGGTTGGCTACTCGCCCGAGATCCCCATGTCGACCGGCGTCGATACGGGCATGAACGTGCCGGCGCAACCTACGGATGCCTCCGGCGGCGTTAGTCCCTCGCTTTGGCAATCCATCGGTCACTACCTCTCGGGCACCAGCGACGTTGCTCAATCAGATCCGAACGCCGAGATCGATCCGAAGACCGGCAAACCGAAGGACACTCGGGCGGACGATTTGGCCAAGGCTGGTAAGTTTCTATCCTCCGTAGGAGGAATGCAGGCCAATCTTCAGAACTCCCGACTCGCCCAGCAAATGATCCAGCAGCATGTCAACCAACCAGGGCAGCAAGGCAAGTACGTCAAGCCCGAAGACATGGCGACCCGGCTGCTCATGCAGCAGGGCTTACTATAGGAGGAACGATGCCAGCACCAGCGCAGAAGACAGCAGAGCACGATGGTCCGCCGCCGACCGCAGATGAAGTGCTGCGGTACGCAAGCGATCAGCTTCACGCGATCCGGCCGCAGCCCGCTCCGATTCTGATCGCACAGGCGCTTCAGGAACTCGACGCGAAGCTCCACCCGCTCCCCGAGGTCGAGGATCCGCCGAAGGACTTCGCGGAGGCGATCGGGAAGATCGAGGCGAAGCTCGGCAAGATGGAGCACCCACCCAAGGATAAGCCCGACTTCAAGGCGCTCCTCGAGGCAGCGAAGCCACCTCCGGTGGCCAAGGCCTCGTGATGCCAGCGGGCGCTGTCGGCAAGAAGCGAAAGGGTAAGCCGGGTCCTGTCAAGATCCCCAAGGAAAGTGGGAAGTAGCGTCAGAATTCGGTGCTGCTCCAGGGCTGGCAAGCTGCGATGTTACCAGTCCTGGAGCCATCTGCAGATCTTCAATGGAGACAAACCGTATATGAAAGGTCGAAAGGGATGGCCCGAAGGTAAGAAGGCCAAGCTGGCTGCGCCACATATGGCTACCAAGTACAAGTCAACAGTCAGCTCGACTGGCAAGGTCCTAACTCCTAAAATCACCCGGCCCTCGAAGGTTCGATGAACTCACCCTCTCTGATCTTCAAAGAAAAGGCCGCCCCCGGCCTATTCCCTCGCTGGTTGGGGAGGGTGAGCTGATGGAAGCTTCTCCTGGCATCGACGTTAGTTTGACCTCCGAGCAGGTCAAGCGCCTACAAGCGTACATTGATCCGGAACTCGAGGAGGCTCTAATCGAGAATGACAAACTTCTCGATAGGGTGGACGAGTGTGATAGGTTCTACAAGGCGGAACCGAAAACGAAGATCAAGACCTTCCCCTGGCGCGGCGCAGCTAACCTCGTCATTCCTTCTATCGGAATTACCGTCGACTCAATTGTCGCCAGGATCGTTAACACTATCTTCGGTGTACAGCCCTTTTGGTCCGTGCGTGCTATCAATCCGCGCATGGCCGACATCTCGAAGTCAGTTGAGGGCCAGATGGAATGGTCCCGGCAAACGGAATTCGATATGTACACCGCGGTCAAATCTAACGCTATTGAAACGGTCCAGCTAGGCTGGTCGTGGCTCAAAATCATCTGGGACGTTCAATCGCGCCGGGTTTGGAACCCGCAAGACCACAGCTATTACGACATAACGACCAAGAAGCCTAACGTCTACTACATCCCGATATCCCAGATGCTAACACAGGTCGGGGTAGATAATCCGTTTGATGCCGAATGGATGGGCCAGGTTATCGACGCTACCGATGGTACGCTCCGCATGAAGTACCTCGACGGAGTTTACAAAGATGTCGAGACCGTCATCGATTCCAAGGAGAATCCGCAAGAGCGTCTGAACCAGACCAAGAACTATGAGAACGCGTTCCGCGTAAAGCTGAATCGCTTTTACGAACTGTGGCTCCAGTTTCCCCTCGAAGGCCCGAGAAAGCCTCCGGTTTCCATCGTCGTCACATATCACCGGCCAACCAAGACGATCATGAGGTGCATCTATAACCCGCTCTTTACAGGAGGGGTGCCTTATGTGAAAACACGCTTCGTCGAACTTCGGGGATCGAAGTCCGAGGGATACGGCATCGTCGATCAGCTCAAGTTCATGCAGGATGAGGTCTCTACGATCCACTGCCAGCAACTTGACAACGCGACTCTCGCCAACACTCGTTGGTTCCTCGGAAAGCGAGGAGTAGTCAAGGCTGACACGCGCATCTGGCCTGGCAGAATGTTGACTACTCCTAACCCCGAATCTGACATCAAAGTGATGCAGATGGGCGAAGTCTACAACAGCATGAGACAGCTCGAAGTCTCGGTGATGGCCTATGCCGAAAGACGCTCAGGAATTAGCGATTATTCTCTTGGACGAGAATCGTCAGCTATCGGCGACCGTGCGACGGCAACTGGAACTCTTGCGATCATCCAGGAAGGTAATCGACGATTCGATCTCAATGTTAGAGACATGCGTGAGTCTTACGGAGCAATTGGTCGAATGCTATTCGAACTTAACCACCAATACCGTCCCAAAGGGCTCTCGTATGTTACGCAAGGTCCGCAGGGAGCAATGACTGAGTTTGCGTTCGACATGCCCGATGAGATCATCTCAAACATGCTAGGCTTCTCCCTTACCGCCTCGAGCGCCACGATCAACAAGCAGGTCGAGCAAGCTGGTTTGCTTCAGTTGCTCCAGATGCTAACTCAAAACTTGCAAGCCGGTCAGCAGGCCGCCATGCTCCTCGCGAATCCACAGATCCCGCCGCAGGTCAAAGACTATACCGCCAAATACATGGAATCGCTCACTGAGCTTGTCAAGCGAACCATGATGACCTTCGATCAGCCGCCGGTAGATATACCGGATCTGATGCAGTCGTTCCAACCACCGCAACAACAACCTGGAATGCCAGGAGGACCAAATGGAGGGATTCAAGGACCTCCGGGAGCTATGGGAGGCCCTCCAGGGCCCGGTGGTCCAGGCGCTGCTGGACCGCCTATGCTCCCTCCGGGAGGCGGCAATGGGGGAGCTCCTGGAGTCTGATAACTGGGAGCAATTTATCGAAACTCGAGCTGGTATACGAGTAATAGATCAGTTACTCGAGCTCAAACAAGATGTGGCAACCGAAATAGTGGAGACTGAAGATGCCAGACGACACGACGCCGGCGACTACGACAGCTGAACCGGCGCAGCCGGCAGCCGAAGATACCTCCGCGCTAAAGGCGCGGGCCGAACAGGCCGAGGCTCGGGCCACCGCACATGCGGCGGACGCGGATCAGGCCAAGCGATACCTGGTCGATCTGGTATCGAGGATGGGCCAAAATGCCGAAGCCGCGAACACCCCGCCGGCCGAGCAGCTCGCCTCGGCAGAAGAGCTCATCCAAGAGTTCAAGGAAAATCCCGTCGGGCTTCTCGATCGACACTTCGCTGCTCGGATGGGTCCTGTTCTTCATGAGCATCTCGACACCCAAGCGAAGATCATCCGTCAAGCCTTCATAGATCGTAACAAGGACGACTGGCAGGAGTTCGGCAAGGAGATCGACGCCTTCATGCAGCCGATGTCGATGTCCACGAAGGCCAAGCCGGGCTCCTGGGAGGAAGGTCTCAATTACATTCGGGGCAAACACGTCGATAAGTTGGTCGAGAAGGGCAT